ACCACTTGCCAGTTTCACCGATGAAGGTGCCCTGGATGATCTGGCTCACGCCGCGATGGATTGCCTGCGTGAACTCCTCGGCCGCTTGCACGTCCGTGGCCTTCGTGATGTCGAAGTTCGTCAGCTTACCGCCCTCGAACTGCGCGATGCTCGGAAGCTCCGCGCGAAGGCGCGTCATCAGTTCATCGCTGATGCCCATGTCCTTCAGCGCCACATCGTTGCCGCCGTCTTGCAGGTACTGCGCAGCCTTGCGGACGATCTGCTCGGCCATCCCGCGCTGTTGCGTGGAGTGAATCGAGCGCCACATCGAGAGCTTGCCTTGCAGGTGAGCGCCGCCACGCAGCAGCCGGTCGGCAGCGGTGAGTGTCTCCTTCCCGTAGGTCTGGTACTCCAGGCTCTGGTTGTCGAAGGGGAAGACGGTCTTGTAGGAATCCGTCCCGAACTCTGCACCGCCGAAGCGTTCCAGGGATCCGATGATCGGGTTCTCCACCTTCTCACCCTTGGCGAGCGCCTTGATCTCCTTGCGGAGTCGCGGCATGGAAGCAACGCTGTCGAGCGTGCGGGCAGCACCAACGTGGAAGATCCCGTTGATGGCTTCAGCGAACTGCGTAAAGCCCATCCCGCCAAGGCGAGCCAAGCTGTTCACTTGCATCACTCGATCCACCAGCTTGCTCTGCGTCCCGAAGGCATCGCCCAGGAACTCAGCAGCGATCTGGTCGAACGCTTCGATCTCGTTGGGCTGTGCCTTCTCACCATCAGCCCCGAACTCCATCGCCCGGCGCAGCAGGTTGAGACCCGCCTTGCCCATGATCCCGTGCCGGGCCAGTGCCACCTCACCGCTCACGCGTTGGGCCTGCTGCCGCAGCAGTCGGAACTGGTCAGTCTCGAAGAGGTCCATCAGCCGGAAGCTCGTGCCGTCACCGGCGTCGAACGTTTGGCTCAGGTCCAGTTGCAGACGGCGCTTCGTGTGCCCCGCGCCACCAGCCATGTACTTCTTCATCATGGCAGTCACCTGCTCACGATTCATACCCATGGCTTCCAGTGCATCATGCACGATGTCAGCAGCACCAGTCTGGTGGATGCCAGCCGGGGCCTCGAAGCCACCGAGCGCACGGCGGCGCACGCGATCCAGGTACTTGCTGGCGAGGTTCTGCGAGAACGTGGGATCGAAGCCCTCGATGCTCATGAACTGATCGCGGAGCGCACCATGCAGCGCATCGGCTTGCTGGTTCGTCATGTTGCGGATCTTCTCCGGACTCATGCGGTGAGGCATGTAGCCCTTCGAGGACGCGGGCAGCGAAGCCCAACCCACCGTGCGGGTCTGCGTCTGTGCCACGCGCATCCGCTCGTACGCACCCTCCAGCGCGTCAGCAGCTTGCACCACAGCGGGCGGCGAGACCACGCCGTTGCGGCCGGACACGCGACCTTCGATCTCCTCCGCGACCATGCGGTTGAACTGCTCCCACATCTTGCCGCCGAAGAAGTCATCGCGAATGTCCACGCCCTGGCTGTTACGCCACTGCGTGTACTGCGTCTGCACATCGTTGAGCGTGTTGCCCAGGTAGGCGCGCTCGTTGATGTGCTTGGCGATGGCCGCGCTGGTGCGACGACCAGCAGCCCCGCTGGGGGACTCCAGCAGTTCAGCAGCGACCATGCGCACGACCGGGTTGTCCGACCGCAGCATGGTGTTCGCCGTGCTCTGCGCGCCACGGAACACCGAGGTGTCCATGAACTTGGAGAGGCGCTTCTCGTCGATGGCCTTGTACTGCGGATCGCTCGCCTTGGTGTACAGCGCGAGGACAGCCTTGGCTTCCGCCTGCTGGCTCGGGGTGTCCACGGGCATCAGCGAGATCCCGTGCTTCACAGCATTGGGATCGTTGACGAAGGTCTCGGCCTCCACCGTGCGGTTGAAGCTCGATGGGAACACGAGGTCAGGGGCCAGGAACTCTGACTCGATCTTCTCTGCCTGCTTCAGCGTTCCGTCCAGCACGCGGGTGAAGAACTCATTCGCACCTTCGTCGGTGGCGATCAGGCCCTTCTGCTTCGCCTCGGTGAAGAAGGCGAACACAGCCTTGATGGCGTCAGTGATGCGCTTGACCAGGGAGGGTGAGAGCCGTTGATCCCCAGCCATTGCACGCTTCTCGATGTGTTTGACGAACTGTTCCGCCATATACTCATCGAAGTTAGCAGTGTACGGCGTGGCCTTAAGAGCACCCGCCACGTTGGCATCGGGGTGCGTGATGGACATCCGCGCCCCTCGCCCACCTTCCTTCGTGTTCATCCCTTCAAGTTTCAGGATGAAGTCGTTGTGCTCCCGCTTGATCTGCTTGAGCAGGTCCGCCGGGATGTCCTTCGCCTTGGCGTGGAACACCGCATGACCGAACTCGTGCATGCTCGACCGACTGAGCGCGGAAGGGTTGGACGGGTTCGGGGTGAGGCCGATGAAGTGCACGTTGCCTGCACTGATGATCTCTGCATCTGCTCGTGGGTTGGTGGAACCGGCCGAGAGAACCACCTTCTGGTCGGGCAGGTACTGCGCCGCCAACTCACGCACGGTGGAGATGGCGGGCTTGAGGGACACTTCAATGTCTGCATGGGGCAGAACATGGACACCGTCCGGCAGCGCCGCAGCGGCGGCATAGGTTGATTCACCCTTCGTGACCTTCGCCACACCTTCCTGCCACAACGGATTATCCGTCATGCCACGAATACGATCCGCAAGGAATCCCGGGTTATCCCACTGAGGGAGGACGCTGCGCCCGTAGGACTCGACGTTGAACTTGTCCTCCGCGTTCAGCCCCATGTCCTTGGTGGACACCTCGGGCACGTCCAGCCGCAGCCCATCATCCTCGGGCAGCAGGCGACGAGCATCGGGCAGCGGGGAAGCCCCACCACCCATCGTCTGCCGCAGACCGTTGGCCTCCAGGCGCTTGACCTCCGCGTTCAGCAGGGCAGCGTCAGCCTCGGGACCGAGGTTCACGACAGCCTGACGACGGATCGCCATCATGTCGTTGCCCGCCTGATCGGCAAGCTGCTGCGCGGCCTTCGCCGTGGCGGTCTTGTTCGCGCTGTACGTGCCCGGCGCATTGAGCGCCACGCCCAGAAGGCCCATGCCCGCAGCCATGGCATAGTCCGTGGCACCCACGTACGGGTCGAACTTGTCCTGGATCGCGGTGAAGGCGAGGTTGCCGCCTACGTTCTCGGCCACGGACGAGGCCACAGCCGCGCCCATGCGGCCTTCAGCGGCCAGGGCCAGCGAGCCCACGCGGGCCGCTTGCAGCGCCTTGGCGGCGCCCAGGCCCGTGAGGAACCCCTCGGGCAAGCCACCGAAGATCGTCGCCGCCACGCCCACACCAGTACCGCTCAGGTTGACCGTGCGGAGGTCGTCCTGGCGCTGCTTGATGTCGTACATGATCCACTCGGCCTCGGCCGGGGAGCCCGCCTCGCGGAGGTACTCCTGCTCATCCGAGGACAGGCCGTTGAGCTTGTTATGGTCCAGCTGGAATCCAGGCTGTGGCATGAAGTCCGGCTTGACCAGTTGCTTGACCAGCGGCCCCACCACGCCGTTGTGCATGAACGCGGCTTGGGCCTTGTCGATGAAGCCACTGTCTTGCACCTCGGCCGCAGCCGCTTGCGCGACAGCCGTGCCAGCGGCGAGCTTCTGCTCCTCGGTCTGGAACGCGATGGGCTGGGGCTCGTAAGTCTGGTTCGGGGCCATCTTCGTGCTCGCGTGCGCGCCCTCGGGCTTGCTCTTGTCCTGAGGACCCGGCATCGCCTGATCCCAGTATTCCATCGCGTTCGTGGTCTTGGCAGCAGGGGCAACGACCGGCGTGGCCGCACCGTCACCCAGGCGCTTCATGATCGAGTCCACGTATTGCAGCGTGGTCGGGGCCTTGGAGTTCTTCTTGTCGCGGAAGTCAGCGATGGTACCGTCAGCACGCACCGCCTTCTCGCCCGCGTAGTACGCAGCAGCGACCTTCGAGGGGTCGCCCTGATACTTGTCGAACAGGTGGCCCACCAGGGCCTCGCCTGCCTTCTTCGCGTGCTCCGGGTTGGAGAACTGGAAGTTGGTCGGGATGATGCCCTTGGACTTCAGACCATCGAAGGTCGGCTCGATGATCTGCATCTCGCCGAATGCACCGGCATAGTTCTTCTTCGAGGTGTCAGCCTTGCCGTGTCCGGACTCTTGTCCGTGGATTGCGTGGATCAACGCCTCGCGTGTAACTTCTGCCATGTGCTACTCCTTCAATCGAATACTGAGCCCTTGTAGATGCTGGGTGCATCATCCTTCGGGGCGAACTTGTTTTCCGGGCCAGCACGGAGACTGGAATCCTGAATGCCGAGGGTCTTGGTCGCAGCTTCTTGCTTGCGCTTCATCGAGTTAATGAACACGTCCGTACCTGACACCGTGGTGTCGGTGATCGTGCCATCGGAACTCACCGCCTGAACGCGGAACTGCGGGACGCCAGCCTTGTCGGCCATGCGGAAGATGCCCACATCGGACGCCGTGTCCGTGAGGACTCCGGACTTACCGTAGAGCTTGTCGTTCACCGTGTGGTAGAACTCCTCGTTGATCTTGTCCGTGCCGAGGGCAGCGGATTCGATCGTCGGGTGAGCCTTCATGAGGAAGGACTCCAGCGACTGCTGGTTCTTGTCGTTCTTCCACGCGAAGCCGCCCATGACTTCGAGACCGTTGCGCTTCGCAGCCTTGAGGGCCAACTCGGTCGCAAGCTTCATGTCGCCGTTCTGGCCGTACCACTGCTTGGTCTCCTCGCTGATCTCATTGGCGATGCGGCGCTGTTGGCCGGGGCCCATCTTCTGCGTGCCAGTGAACAGCCGCATGAACCAGTTCTGGTTCTCGCCGATGACCTTGAGGGACTGCGCCATCTGGTCCTTGGTGAAGTCCGCGCGAGCAGCCGGGCCAGTGAAGCGTGCACGGAACGCGCCCTCGGGGGCCATACCCATCTGGATGTCGTTGTACAGCCCCTCCAGGCGCTTGGCGTGCTCACCGTAGTACGCAGCCGCCGTGTGCGGGTTCGCCTCGCGCAGCATCTTGTACCGGGCGAAGGTCTCCTGCGCCTGTGGCGTGAAGGTCTCACTGTTAAGGACCGCATTGACGCTGGCCTCGAAGACCCGTTGCACGGGCTCGATGATGTACGTACCACCCTGGGTGTCATTGGCAACGAGGGCCTTGACCTGATTGGCAGGCGTCATCGACTTCCAGGGGTTGAACACGCGGCTGTCGATCTCGGTCTTGCCGTAGCCCGGGTTCGTGTTGAGGATGGCCAGGTTCCCGTTAGAGAACGCGTTCATGATCTCGTTCGTCTTCATCGCCTCGGCCTCGGCCTTCTTGCCTTCGGTGTCCAGCTTCGCGGCAGCAGCCGCAGAGCGGTTGGCCTGCTTCTCGATCTCGGACTGGATCTGTCGAGCCGAACCGGAGATCAGCGCCGTGCGCATCTCGGGCGTGATGAGCCCTTGCCGCGAGCCGGTCTTGAGGCTGTACTGGTTGTTCAGCCCGTCCACCTCCTTGGCGATGTCGCGGGGCGTGCTGCCGACAACCGGGTTGTCCGAGGCCATGCGGATCGAGGTGAGCTTGTCGTTCCAGTCGAAGCTGTACTTGTTGCGGAGGTTCGCCTCACCTTGCTCCCACGCCTTCTCGACGGCCACGACCTGATCGGGATCGAGCACCTCGAAGAACCCGGAGTCCTTCACAGCGTTGAGCGCGTGGAAGGAACCTTCCTGTGCCCAGGTGCGGAGGTTGCCCGTCATGGACTTCTTGTAGCTGTCGAGGTCGCGGCCCTGTGCGGGCATCACGGACTCCAGGAACATCTGCGTGTCCGTCTTGAACTCGTCGCTGGTGCGGTAGTCATCGCCGAGCGCTTGTGCCTTGGCCTGGAGGTTCTTGGCCCCGGATCGGAACGCAGCAGTCTCCTGCTTCGTCGCGTTCTCCTGGAGGAAGCCGTAGTGCTCCTTCGTCTGGCGGCGCATGACACCGGGCAGCACCCGGGACATGGACTGCATGACGCTCGCATCCGTGGCAGCGTGCCCTGTGAGCTTGGAGTTCACGCTGTCAATGAAGAACTTCTGCGCCTGCTGCGGATTCAGCTCGCGCAGCATGGGCATCTGATCCTCCATCTCGGCAGCGGCAGTCTGCGCGATGGTCTGGCTCGCGTACACGCGGGCACCTTCCACCACATCCGAGTCCCCGTACAGCTTGGCGTACCACGGCTGCTCGGCGGCGATGTCAGCCACAGCCTCACCAGCAGCAGCACGCTGCATACCGACGACGAATGCCTCGGCCTTCTTCTTCTCCATCTGCGCCTTGACGATAGGATCGGCGATGGCCGAGATGAACTCCATCGTCCGATCTTCCTTCGCCCCGCTGACGCCAGTGGGCGTGGTGCCACCAACGTTAACCGGGCCACCTGTCACGCCCGTGCGGATGTTGCCGGGGTCGGCAAGGCTCAGTTGGGGAACCCCGCCCGGCGTGCCGAAGGCGAAGGTGACGGTCTGGCCCAGGCCCTCGGTCGGCGCCCCGAGTGTGTTGTCGTTAGCCATGTGTGCTCCTTAGTAGCTGTACTCGCTGTTCGAGGACCACGCGTTCGCGTAGTTGTCCGTGTTCTGGCCCCAGGTGTTCTCGTCCCCGAAGGTGTATGACTTCTCCGAGCCGATAGCCCGATCGGTCCACTCGTTCGCGCTGCGATCCGAGTCCAGGGTGAGGTACTGGTCGTCAGTGAAGTCGAACTTCGCCTTACCGGTGAAGTCCGTGCCGTGGGTCTCGCCAGCGTTGTACGTGTTGTCCTTCGGTGTCGGGTCAGATGACACCCCGCCCGAGTGCTTGATCATGCCGAACAGTGCGTTCTGCCACGTGCTGAACACCGCGTCCTCTTGGGCAACGTCGATGTTGTAGTCGATGGCGTCCATGATCACGGAGTTGTCCAGGCCACCGATCATCTGGCTCATGATCGAGCCAGCCCGGCGAGCCGTGTCATACGCCGCCACGTCCTGCTGATCCGCAAACGCCTGTCCCACGATGCCGTTGCGGAGATCGACGGACAGGTTGACCTGATCCACCACATCCCCACCCAGCCCGTTGAACGCCGCGCTTGCAGCCATGCGGCCCATTTGCTCCGCGTTTGCCACGCCATCGGCGAAGGTGCGGGAAGTGGCGGCGTCTTGCCCACGCAGGGCGTTGACGGTGTTGGCCTCCAGGGCCTCACCTCCTGCCTTCAGGCGGCGGTTGTTGTTGACGCTCTGTGTCCAGCGGGCCAGCGACCCCTTCGCCGCTGCGGCCTCGTTGGAGGCCATGCGCAGCGTGTTGCGGGAGTCCGCCGCCAGCTTACGGAGCTTGTTGTTGAGTTGTGCCTCGATGCGAAAGGCCCGAGAGCCGATCGCACCTTGCATCAGACCCGCGAACGCGTCCCATGCCATTGCCATGATGATCTCCTTAGAAGCGTTGAGTGCGGTTGAACCACTGGCCGATCCATTCGAGAGCGGTCACGGTGAACGGAAGCCACGTGCGGGCCTTGATCTTCAGGTCGAACTTGAGGGTGTTCTCCCCCACCGGGATCGAATGCTGGTATGCCGTCACCGGGATGCGCCCGATCAGGTTGTTCGGATCACCTAGCACGCGCCCATTGAACGTGTTCTCCGTGACCTTGTACGACCGGATGATCTCGGTGTCGTAGCCCGAGGACTTCGCCATGCTCACCACGAAGTTCTTCACCGTGAGGCGAGCCGTGGTGATGGCCTGCCCGTTACGGTCACGAACCACCGGGTTGGTGGGGACCACGTACGCAGCTTGGTCAGCGCCGACGACCGGCCCCGTACCGTCAGGCCACGCAGCGAACAGGCCCTCGGCACCACTGAGGGTCGAGCCGATGAGGAAGAACTCCGACGAGTTGTCGAAGGCCACCTTCCAGGGGCCGGGACTCGCTGGGCGTACGCTGCCAGTGTTGGCGGCGACGGTGGCCCACGGGCGTTGGCTGTCGAGGTAGGGCGTAGCGGACAGTCCAGAGAGCAGCGGGCACAGGTCAGCCACGAGCCACATGGACCCATGGGCCTCACGGATCGTGAACATCAGCAGCCCGTCCTCCACACCCAGCATGCCCACGATGGGGCCGAGGGAGGGATCGAAGTCCCAGCGCGACCACGCGTCCTGCTTGCGCCCCGCCTGCGTGTCCAGGAACTGGAACGGGAACAGGGAGTTCCGCTTGCCGGTGGTGCGCACGAAGACCACAGAGGGCTTGGCGTTGTTCGTGATCTCGATAGCGGATCCTGCCATGTAGTCGTCCAGCTGACTGGAGGCTGGGTAGGATTCCGGGCTGTCAGCCACGAGACCCGGCTGGATCTGGTGCACCGAGGACGACCCCTGGTCCAGCTTGCCGTAGAAGATCACACCGCCCACCGCCAGCGGCGGCAGGTTCGCCGCATGCTTGTGGCTGGACAGGACGGCCATGTTCGCCGAGGTCGGCGTAAGGGGCTGACGCCCGCTGACCACGTACTGGCGCTTCTTCCCGAAGCTGACGAGGTTCTGATCGTAGAGCACGGGGAACCGCAACTCGTCGTCGTCGCTGGATTGGGACAGCATCTCGAAGGCATCGTCAGCGGGTACCGTGAGCAGGCTGCTCCGGTAGAAGTTCAGGTAGTCCCCGATACGCGAGCAGCGCTTCACGCCACCACAACCGATGATGAGCCGATCCTGGAACATCGTGAGGTACGTGATCCGCTTCCCGTTGAAGTACGGCAGGGGCACCGTTTCCAGGTCGCCTACCGTGCTCTCCACGTAGTCCGGGTGCGTGCCCCCGATGAGTGCCGTGAGCTTCGTCGCGGTGGATGCCACAGCAAAGCTGCCGCCACTCACCGTCCCGTAGATCAGGGCAAGCGTAGGCTTCTGCTCAACACCGGCACCTTCGACCCAGGTCACCTCGTTCCACTCACCGGCGACTGCCGTGGTGTCTTTGGCGATGGCCTTCAGGTAGAACGCCTCCTGCGCACCCTTAGCCTGTACCTTGACGATCTTGCCGACCATGTGCAGGTTGGACACCTGATCCACAGCCGAGACCTCGTTCGCTACGCCACGGACCAGCGAGCCGTCCCCGCCGTCATCCACCACGATGTTGTCGATGTTCGGGAACACCAGCGTGGACCCGTAGACCGTGCCAGTCGACAGACCAGCGACAACAGCAGCTTGGCGGATGGATTCCGCGATGGCCTCGGGTGTGATGGCATTCGCCGCCGTCCCGATCCATTGCGTGACCGCCGAGTTGTAGGCGTTTTGAAGATCCTGCACTGCCTTAACGTAGTTCGGATTCGAGACCGTCTTCGTGTGCGTGTACTGCATCGTCACGTCCGCCTGCCCGACCAGCGAGGAGTGGAAGTACACGTACTGGTCGCCCGCATCCCAGCGGTACTGCGCCGCGTTGGCGGGGTTCGACGGGCTGACGTTCGTGAGCGTGGCTGCACCGTCCTTGACCGTCATGCCTGTGGGGTTCCACGCAGCCCAGCCCAGTTTGGCCTGACCGAAACCTGGGATCGCCGTGATGTACGCCGCCTCGGTGTCGAGGATGGTGCCACCTGCCGGATCCGCAGCGTACACAGGCACACCACTGGTGTCCAGGGTGCCGGGGTAGCTGCTGGTCGGGGTCTTGTAGCTGAACGTCCACGTGGTCAGACCCTGGCTCGCGGTCACGGTGAACGTGCGCGCGTACGCGCCGCCACGAATCCAGACGACAGAGGCGAGCTTGTTCGCCGGGGTATCCCACAAGTTGGTCGTGCTGACCGATGCCGGGACTGCGTTGCCCGCCATGAACACGTACTTGCCCACCGCCGTGATGGCGCTGATGCCATGCTCTGCGAACTGGGCCACCGGGTCGTCGAGGCCAGGAGCAGACGCGAGGTAGTCGAGGTATGTCTTGGTAGTGCGATTGTAGATCAGCAGCGGAGGCAAGGGCGAACCCGCAGCCCGCTCACCCGTACGGTACTTCAGCACGTAGTCCGAACCAGCGTTGCTGTACTCGAAGGTGCGGAAGCTGGCGGTGTCCGCGAGGATGGCGGCGGCGGTCTCCGGGCCGTAGCCCAGGTTCTTTTCAGCCTGGAAGATGCTACCGTGGCGGCGGGTGAGGCCGAGCACGGGATCAGGAATCAGGTTGACCTGTTCGGAGCACTGTCCCGGCCCACGTTCGTGGGGCACTTGCTGGGACACGCCCTGCACCAGTGATGCGTATGAGCCGGAAGTCTTCATGGTGTCTCCTTACGAGCGGATGTAGCGTCGGGCCTGATTCGTCAGCATCTTCAACCGCATGAGGTTGGGGTTCGACAGGATCAGGTTAGCCTTCTTGTTGCGGATGTCTTCTTGGTTGGCGTCCGCGCGAGCACGCGCAGCCTGCTCCTTCAGTTCCCGCATCTTCGTCGAGTCCGCATCGTAGAGGTTCTGGAAGTACATGATGGCCTTAGCGGCGATGTACCCAGCGATGCTCTCGGGGAGATCCTCGAAGGGGATCAGGCGGATGAGGACGACCGTCACAGATTGCGTGAAGATGTCCGTCCCATTCTTCAGGTCGTACAGGTAGCGACCACGCTGCGTGATGGTGCTGTCACCCGTGCGCACGCTGATCGTGTCCCCGCTCAGGGCGATGCGACCATTGACCATAGGTTGAAGCGTGATGGTTTCCATGTTGAACCACCAGCCTCGGGCTTGGCACAGGCGGGACTCTTGGTCCAGCTTCGACAGGCCAGCACCCTTGAATTCGTGGGGTTCTTCCAGGGATGCCAGCGGCGATTCCCCCATGGTCCCAAGCATGTCGTTCAATACGGTGAGAACTTGCATAGCTTCCTCCAGAAAGGCGAAAAAATCCCCGTACAGCCTTGTGGGCCATACGGGGAAGTTTGTTCAGCCGTGGATTACGGCTTGTTCACGACGCCCGCGAAGGCGGCGACGGACGGCGCAACGCCGTACGAGCGCCACGCGTCCACGAACCAGTTCTTGTCCCGGTCGTCGAACCAGACCTTGGACTGCAGGGCGATGGTTTCACCGGCGAGCAGGGCCTTCGGCGCGAACGCCACGGCCAGGGTCTTGGTGAAGTCGCCGTCGTAGGCGTTGCCGTTCTCCGTGTTGGAGAGCAGGTTGCCCGTGATGTTGAGGCCACCAGGGAAGTTGTTCGAGCCGATCACGCGAACGCCGTGCGCCTTGAGCAGGAGCGACGGGATCGAGGTGCCATCGGAGGTCTTGTACTCCGAGTTGATGAGCAGTTCGTTCATCGACAGCGTGGCGAGTTCGGTTTCGCCCAGCGCGATGATGACGCCATCGGTCACGGGGTCCACGTCCTTCAGACGCATACCGGTGATGAGGTCCACCAGCTTCTGGTACAGCAGGGTCGGATCCAGGTGGTCGGACGCGCCGCCCATCGTGATCTGCGTGCCGCCCGTGTGACCGGCAGCGGTCAGGCCGAACTTGTTGGCGGTCAGCGAACCGGCCTTGATGGCCTGGATGAAGAACGACTGGTCTTGCTGCTTGGCGATTTCCTTGCCGTGCTCGGTGGCGATCTCCGAGCGGGCTTCGTACTGCGTCTGGAAGGTTTCCAGCAGCGGCAGCACCGCGCGTGCGATGACGACCGTGTCGATGGACAGTTGCGCCTTGCCGAACTTCGAGACCGTGCCGTCGATCGGCTGGCCCGGGGTGATCTTCTGCAGCGTGGACTTGCCCACGGCGTAGTTCGTCAGGATCGAGGTTCCGCGAACCGGGCGGATCGGGATGTACGGGGCGCACTTCGACACGCGGGCGATGGTGCCCTCGACGATGCCGGTGAATTCCTCGATGTGGAGAGCGTTGATCGCGCCAGCGCCGTTGGCTTGGCCCGGTCGGGTAATGGTGTATGCGTCATCAAGAGCCATTGCATGGTTCCTTTATTGAAAGTTGTGGCGGGATTAGCAGCCGAACGCCCGCCACATTGGGGACGCTCGATGGCTGTGTACTAGGGGTACCGGTTTAACGGCCGCCCGCACGAACGGTGGCGATACGGCGAGCTTGCAGGGCTTGGTACTCCTTGCTGCCCTCGAAGCCGTAACCCATGGAGGCACTCAGCTTGGCAACCTCCTTGGAGTAGTCACCAGCGGAGAGCGGGCCAGCGCCAGCGGGCGGAGTCGAGCCGCCACCCGGAACCACGGCAGCAGCCGGGGTCACGACGGTGTTCGGGGCACCAGCATAGCAGCCCTTGAGGTACGCGGCGACCGCCTTGGCAGCGAGACCACCAGCCTTGAGGGCCGCGTTGATCTCTGCCTTCTCGGCAGGCTCGGCGTTCTCACGCGCCCACGCAGCGATCTTGTTCCACTCCTCCTGCCCGCCCACCACCTTGTTGATGGCTTCCTGGTCCGCCTTGACCTTGGTCTCGGCAGCGGCCTTGCGGTCACCCGATGCCTTCTCGGCCAGGGCCAGGAACTTCTCGAAGCCCTTGGCCTTTTCGCCGAGAGCGCCGAGCGCGGCCTTCAGGGGACCGAAGTCCCCGGACTCGGCAGCTACCATGGCAGCATGCTCCGGACCGAAGCCCAGCTTGCCAACGAAGTCCAGCGCGAGGTCGAGACCCACGTCACCCGTACTGTCGTACGTGACGATGGGGGCATCGGCAGCGGGCGCAGCGGGGACCGCAGGAGCGGCAGCTTCAGGAGCGTCGATGGTACCCGGCAGCGGGGCCGCGACGGCGGGTGCAGGCGGGGCACCGGCAGGGCCACCCGGAGGGGCAGCGGCGGCAACCGGGCCACCTGCGCCACCGGCATCCGCGCCAGCAGCTTCATCCATCAGACGGTAACGATTGCGACGGGTCAGAACGAGCATGGATTAAACTCCTTGAGGTTGAACAGCAGCTTGCGCACCGGCAGCACCGGCTTCGACTGCGTTGGATTCTTGGACACGGGCAGCAGCTTGTTGGTCAAGCCACGCTTGGTATTCGTCCTCGGTCTTGAGGAAGCTGGCGAAGTCGATGCCTCGGCCATTACCGATGAAGTCCACGATGGTTTGGTACTTGATGCGCCCTTGGAGGTCTTCGGGCAGCGCGGTGATCTGCGCGAGATCCATCAGGCACAGGCGCAGGGCTTCCAGGTCACCATTGCGGGACAGGGCGTCCAGTCCGGTGATGATGGAAAGCTCCAGGTCCATGCCTTCGGGAACCTTGATGGTCTTGAGCAGCCACTCGGCGATGGGCTTCTGGATGTTGTTCGCCAGCACGGAGTACGTGCCACCGAAGCTGGTCTCCAGTTCGTTCGCCTGCATGCGGATCTCTTCCGCAGTGACGCGTTCCGCATCCCGGGTGGTAGCACCTTGCATCAGGAAGCCCAGGGACACCCGGCGCTCGTAGCGCTCGGACACCTTGGCAGCAGTCTCGATGCTCGACGGGTTACCGCCGGTGACCATCTGGAGGTCGTCCTTCTTGCCCGCGAGAACGTCACCGTTCACGCTGTCCCGGACATCCTCGACGGACATCATGGACGTGGGGTCCACGGTCCAGCGGAACTCGGCACCGAGAACGGCACCGTTGACGATGGCTTCGGACAGGGTGCTCAGGGCTTCCAGGTCGCCGGAGTATTCCTCGACGAGGCCGGTACCGTAGTCCGCTTCGTCGGTGAGGTCCCAGGTCAGGACGCGGTAAGGCAACTTGGACTCGGGCCATTTGCCGCCGAACTCCTCCTGTGGAAGTTGGTGCATGTCCACCCACTGCGTCATCACGTAGTCAGGTTCCTTACCGCCGTTGTCCTGCCGCTTGATCCAGCGGTAGTGCGAGACTTCGGTGTCATCCTGGTACAGGTTGGGCAGCGCCTTGCGAGCCTTCTCGTCAAGCTCGTTGAACTTGACGCACTCCTTGATGACAAGGGAATGCAGCGAGCCATCGGCACAACGCTTGACGCAGAAGTACCGGATGCCCATGACGCGCATGGTGTCCTTCTCCAGCACCAGCAGGACGTTGCCGAGAACGATCAGGTTCTTGATGACGGCGTACAGCTTGGGCCGCTGGCCGCGCCGGTCGAGTTCCTTGACAGCCGAGCGTTCCATCTGTCCGAGGGCAGCGGCTACCACCTTCTCGTCCATCCCGTTGACCGCCATCTTGGCCCGGGTCTTCTCGCCGGGTTCGACGCGGAAGAACGGGCGCGAGGGTGCGAAGAGGGCGAGCATGAACTTGTTCGTCAACGCATTGACGGCTTGGGCTCCGATGCTCTGGTAGTCGTGCGTCTGGTCCGTGGACTCGACATCGAAACCGTCAGGAAGGCAAAGCTTGGGGATTGTGAGGCTGGCGTATCGCTCGCAGCGGGTGAGGAAGGTATCCTTGTCCCCGTGGAGTTCGTCCCAGGCTTGGGCAGCAGTGTGCACAGAGGAGGTCATTGATCCTCCTTAGATGCTGACACCGCCGCCCGAGTAGGAACGGCCAAATTTCTCGCGGCGGGAGCGGCGAGTGGCAGCGGAGGATTCCGTGGGGTCGGCATCGAGTTGTACCGTCGCGCTTTCCAGCGGGGCGGATGACACCTCGGCCGCACGTTCCTCGGCCGCGTTGCGAGCGGCCATCTGCGATTGATTGTCGGCAGCGGCTTGAGCCTGCTGCATCAGGGCCTGCTGTTGCAGGCGGGTGGATTCGATGGTGGCAGCTTCTTGCGCGGAGGCGTTACGCTCGCTCGCTTCGATCTGCTTGTTGACCCCGGTCCACTTCCGTACTGCGCCCATAATGGTGCTCCTTCATCAGTTGAGTGCCGAGGGTCGTGTACCCAGCAGCGTGATAGAGAGGAGTCATGTAACCAATTTGGGTATCGCCAACAATCGTGGCTTCACAGCCGTGCATCGTGGCGAGTTCGTCGAGGGACGCAATGGCGTCTGTCACCTTGGTGGGGCCTGGGCCGCACTTCAGGATGATCTCCTCGATCAGGAATTTGGTAGGCGAGTGCCAGGGTCCACCGACACTCACGAGGATGAAGTAGTTCCCGCACCACCACCCCGACCCAGCGCGCAGCATCTGGTCGAGGTTGGTCCGAGCGTACTCCGGGTCCGTGTACTTCATCTGTGCAGCGGGGCTGTACTCGCGCAGGGCGAGCAGATGCTGCATGATGAAGTCCAGGTCGAAGCGGTCGGCCTGGGTCAGCTTCACAGACCCTGGACCCACCCGTGCCGCAGTTCCTTGAGCACCATCTGGATGCCCACGAACGTGGCAGCTTGGATCGGGTCACTCGGGATCGTCAGCGGGAACTTGGCTTGCAGCTTGAGGTACTGGTCCCGCTGGAACACGGTACGTTCGACATCGGTCACGGTGGTGACTTGCTCCCGGGCGGCGAGCCCCTCGGCCATCCCGGCACGGTGCCCGGAGTTGTACGCCACATCACGTTCGGTCTTGATGACGGCGAGTTGGGAGCGAAGCGAGTTAGCGGACTTGACGCTGTGCGCGGCCTCCTCACGGGCCGAGTGCAGTCGGTTCGTCAGGGATGTGATCTTCTCGTGAAACTCGCGGTGTCCTCGCTCGTAACCCCGCTTTGCGCCCACCACAACACCCTCGTCGTAGTTGCTCTGCATCTTGGGGTAGAGCCAGCGACCGAACACGAACAAAAGAATTTCAGAAAACATGGGACATGACTCCTTGTGTACTAGGGGTACCAGCGATCCAGTACCCCTATACGATAACTCAACTGAAGAAGTAAGCGGACTGCAAGACTTCTCGGATATCCAAGTTCCCCTTCTCGGGCGGCTTGGGGATCATCGGGTACTTGTCCTTGAACTGTTGGATCGGATCGTTCGTCTCGTACATCTTGACAAACTCCTCTCTGATGATCTGGAACAACTCCTCTGCGTTAGCCGCATGGGTACCGTAGTCGTCGTGAATCATCGCCAGTGCATCTATTCCACGACGAGCGGACGCGGCAGTCGTCAAGTGCAGGTGCGCAGCATCCATCGAGTGCACGAAGTTCGGAGCAAGCCCCGAAGCATGGCGGGTGACGGAAGGGTCGTCAGTCTCCGACATCACACGAAGCTTGATAGGACCAGCAAGGTGAGAGTTGATACGATGGACCTGAAGCTCGAAGTAAGCTTGAGATGCGGGGAAGCCCGAAGGACTCAGCCATGTGATGCACGGCTCCTCATCCTCCTTGAAAGAACGAGCGATGACACGAGCGGACTTCTGAAGCCAGTCCATGCACTCCCGACCCTTGACCACCACGTCCCCGATGGCGGGCCACGCATGATCCATGAGGACTTGAGCAGCCTTCATGAACTCCGTCTTCTCGAAGCACGGAACCTCTCCCTTCTTCAGGGTGTCCTCGATCACATAGTCGATGGCACTGCGCTTGGTCACGCCGTACGGCGTAGTCATGACGCTACGCTTCACGTGGCTCCGCGCCACGCCAAAGGTCAGCCAGCGTGTACGGCAGGACTCCTTCACAGGGTCGTCGGAGTACACGGCCGAGGTTAACCGTCCAGTTGTCGCTGTCGCCACCCGCTTGTAGATGTCCTGCATCTCGGCATTCGCGGTGAGGTTCGTAGCTGCACCCCCAATCTCGTCCCGCAACAGGGCGCTCAGGTTCTGCAGGCCGTTGCAACTCCCGTCCATGCTGATCGGTAGGTGCGAGAGGAATGTTCCAGTGCTGTCGTTGACCCACTCCCGGTACTCGAAACACCACGCCAGGAACTGCAAAGGGTCCCCAGCTTCCGTCCATCCCCGGTTGTTCACCGGATCCTCCGCAAATGAAACAAGGATGTCTTGCCGCTCCACCACCCATGCTTGCCGCTCCTCTAGAGTTGCCTTGTCGAAGCCCCACTTATTCGCGCCCTGAACGTGGAACCACTTGATGGCGTCAGGCGTGTCCACCGGCATGCCCTTGCTGAACTTGATGAGCGCCTTCTGCAGGTCGCTGCCCTGCGGGTTGATCCCGTAGGTCATCGGGTACAGGCGCCCACGGCTGTCGGCGAAGTACACGAAGTGGATAGCAGGATAGTCCCGGAACATCGCGGCTGCACGGGTGGCGCTGTAGAACCGCCCGTACTTCACAGCCATGAGCTTGCGCTCCGTGTGCCACTCGGCCATGGCCCGCTTCCACGCTTTGAAGGCAACCTTCACCTCCTCAGGCCAGCCGTCCTTCGCCTCACGCGCAGCCCCCTCCGGGATGCACTCGGGCCGGGCGGGCTTGGGCACATCCGCGAGGCTGGTGATCTCACCCACGCTGAATGACTTGGCAATCTCCAACACCGTGTCCAGCACCCGGGTGTTCACGGACCACGCGGTGCGCTGTAAGGCGTTCACTGCTGACAGTACCACAGGCATCTGTGCGTCCCGATACAACGCCGTGCGGGCCAGCCGGTGCCGGACCAGGGTACTGTGCGTACGGCGAAGCTCCTTGGTATGGAACCCTCCGTCGCTAGGTGTGACCCAATCCTTGGGCGGCTCCACGCACGGACCGTACACCGGCATGGTGATGGACACGTGGGCTTTGATCTGGTCGATGCGCTGCATCACCTCATGCGCCAGGATGATGGTGCGAGGCGGGCTCTTGCCGGTCATCGCAGGCCGGGCAGGCTCGATGATGATGAGACCCATCGCCTCCAGCAGGCCGAGGATGTACATCCCCACCTGATCCCGCGCACCAATGGGCCACTCCTGGATGTACATCCCCTTCTTCGCCGCCTGCATCTTGAACACCGTCATGCGGTGCCGTTCGTCCTTGGACAGTCGGCGACCCAGGTCACGGGCCAGGGTGTGGTACAGGTCAGGGGCGTAGTCCTCGATCTGGATCAGGACCAACTCGTTGTGGATCGTGCGACCCACATCGTACGCCAGGGCACGCAGCGTACTGCTGCCACCGGTGAGGACGGTGTTGACCGTGCTGCGCACAGCGAGGTACGCCACGGTCTCGGGGTCGAGGCCCTTGAGGAGCTTGGCATGTGCACGCCGGATACCTGCTCGGGTTTCGTCAAGCTCCGTGCGCAGGGCTTGGGCCAGTGGAAGAACGTACTCCCCGAGGATCTCCTTGGCGTAGGGGTTCTGCACCGCCCGCCCCTTGTCCTCGGCCTTCTGCATCATGCCCTCGGCGCGCTTGATGCCGCCGTGGTACATGGTGCTCTCCACCTCACACTGCGTCAGTAGCCGCCGTTCCGAACTAGTTTGGTGATCGTCTGTTCGCATACGTTGAGTTGGATACCTAGGGCTGCGCCGCCTGTATGGCGATCGTACGGTTTGTAGTTCTCAAGGACATAGCTAACTTGCTGCTCTGTCAACTTGCGGCTAGGGTCGTGGCGCCCGGCCTCAACGGCGTCCTTTATGTTCCGCCTCTGGTCTCCCCAGTACAGGTGGTCAGGATTAATACACCGACAGTTGTGGCAGACGTGAAGGGCGTAGCGACCGTTAGGTGACTCGCCGGTTTTCTGCATGAGGGCCCTGACATGCTTGCCGATGTACCGCCCATTGTGCCTACAGGCGGCGTACCGAGGCGCTTTGCCGCCATGGTCCTCACACGTCATGCCTTGCCCTTCTTCACTTCACGGTCGATACGCGCACCCACCATGTGGGCCATCTGCAAGCGCTGCTTCGTGCCAAGGCGCTGCATGCAGAGGTGCAACATCGCCTGCACATCGGCCATTTCGGACAGCAGCACCTGACGGCTCTGCTTGTCTTGGTGAAGCAGCACTTTGCAGGCTGCTTGTGCGACCTCCGCCGCCTCCTCGGCAAGCTTCGTCGTCAGGTACTTGTTCATCAGTCCGCTTTCAGTTTGTCGTGGCGAATCCCCTTGAAGCGGGGCTCGCGCAGTTTGCCGTCTTCGGTCAGGCCCATGCACTCGATCTCGACGATCTTGCCGATGGGGTTGTGCGGTGCGAACAGGCCGGTCGAGGAACGCGTGGCTCCCTGCCACATGAAGTTCCGATCCTCGTCCGTGAAGCCCGTGCCCACCGCTGATGCAACCCCGTTGTAGGACACGGTGATGGCTCCGAGCCGGCCTTCGTGCTTACCCTCACCAGCAATGACCCCGTTGCACCGCAGGTCCAGCGACAGCACGGGCTTGACCTTGATGATCTGCCCGAGCTTCGCATCGCCGATGGTGTAGCTGGCCCCAGGGTCCCGGAGGATCGCACCGTCGTAGCCGCCCTGCTCCTTGAGCCATTGTGCGTAACCCGTGGGGCTTTCGTTGAACCGGGTGACATCCACGACACATACCTTCGTCACCTCGTCGAGTTGATCCACGCGGGCTCCAACCAGTTCGAAGAGGTCGTCCCACCGCTGGAAGTACACGATAGGCGTCACCAGCTTCAGCGGAAGCAGGTCGTTCGCCACGAAGCACAGGTGCGGGCTGGGGCGTTGGCGGCGGAAGTCCCCGCTGATCTTGGGGAACTTGTCCGTGGGGTGCCACACCTCGCCCAGCACCACGAAGCCATCGTCCATGGGCCACGTGCCGGTCTCCTCGCAGCACTGCCGGATCTCGTCCAGGATGTGCTGGCAGGACTTGGTGTAGTCCTCGCCAGTACGGGACAGCATGCGGCTCTCCGTGTGGTCCGGCTTGATGACGGCCATGCCGAAGCACCCGTCGTACTTGGGTTGCAGCCACCAGCCCAGCGTCAGCAGTTCATCGAAGGCGTGGGTCTTGCGCCACGCCGCCGAGGTCTTGCTGTACTCGACAGCCTTCAGGATGTTGTAGTCAGCCACGGAAGCGAGCCTCGTTCTTGATGAGCGCATCGTTCACCTTGCGCTCGATGACCAGCATCTTGTCGTCCACCTCGATGGACTCCACGAGCAGGGCGTACAGGTCAGCCTTGCGTTCGTCGGACCAGCCGTGCAGGTCCACGAGGTGCTCGATGACCTCGGCCGTGCGGTACTCGAATCGCTCGGGCTTGCATGCCTGCGCTGCACACAGCAGCAGGGACAGCGTGGTGGTGAGGCGGTGCGTCAATGCGTTTCCTTCTCGGCTTGCGCCTTGGCTTTCTTGGTGGCGAAGTACGCCAGGAACAGTGCGTCACAGCACACGTGGTAGATGGACAGCAGGCCGCTGTGGTTGGCATCGGCCTCGCCCTTCTCGTTGAGGTCACGATGCAGCAGGCCATGCTCCTGGATGTCCACGAGGTGGCGCAGCAGGGCCTTGGTGTACCGGGCCTCGGCGTCCTGCAACACCTGCCAGGAGTTCGCCTTGTACTTCTTGGCCCCGAAGCGCAGCACGGCGACCACGCCACGAATACCGTCGATGCAGCCCAGGAGCAGGCTATCGAGGAGATCGCGGTAGTCCGGCTTGTCGCCGTCGAACTTCATGCCACCACCGGGTTCGACCACCTTGGCGGGGTAGTTGTGAATGACTGGGATGTGATCCGTAATGGGCATCAGTTTGACAGCAGCGCTCGCCGCTTCTCCAGGGTGTTGAGGGTATGACGAGACCGGGACCACGCGCCGCACTTCGGCGATCCGCACTGGTACCGCTGGTACTTGCCAACGTTCGTGTACTGGAAGCCATCCGCCTTGAGCTTCAGCCCACCACACACCGGGCAGGCCGGACGCTCGTCGTCCGTGTACACGGCCACGTTACTGTGCCCACGCACCCAGGGCCGCAGCCGCAGGTACACGTCACGCATGGTGGTCACGTCCGGGATGTTGTACTTCCGCATTGCAGCCCACGCCTTCGGGTTCCCGGCGAGACACTCCGCCCACAACTCGAAGCCCGGGAAGTCCTTGTGCTTGGACTTCTGCTGCTTGGACAGGTAGGTCGTGAGCCACTCCAGCTTGTTGCTGGTGAAGGCTGCGACCTGACGGGCCATGAGCATCGTGTCCTCGATCTTGCACGGGCTCGGTGGCGGGAAGCCGTGCATGATGAGTCGCGCACGGATCTTTCGCATGTCGAACCGCTTGCCGTTCTGCGCGATGAGGATGTCGTATTCGTGCAGGATCTCCCACAGGCGGGCGCACAGTTCCTGGTCGTCGCGGGGGTCAGCCTTCTTGCTCGTGTCCAGGTACTCGATGTCCTTGCGCTTGCCGTGCAATGGCATGAAGCAGAAGGAGATGATCGCCCACTCCGTGGTGATCTGGTTGAGCCCCACGTTCTGGTCGAACAGCCCCCACACGCGGCCCTCGATTGGCGCGGTCTCGATGTCGATGAGGCCGATCTTGGGTCCGCTCACAGTTCCACCGCCCACGTGCTGGTGCACTTGACGTTCTGGTGGTCCGCCACGAACACGGTGTTCTCCAGACCCAGTGTCTCCACCAGCTTGTTGCCGCGATCTGCGAGATACTTGCGGGTAGTGACCGTGCTGTCCACGATACTCTTGTCCACCACCACGATGGCTTTGCCGGGGTTCAGCATGGCCGCAGCGATCGCACCGAGGCAGGCGGCGGTAGTGCGGCCCGTGCAACGACCTACCAGATGACCGGTGTCGAGCCCACCGGCCAATGCCTGGGCCAGAAGTTTGCGATTGTAGGTGCTCATGCAGTATCCTTCTTCTTGGCCCGCAACTTCCGGGCCTTGGTGTTTCGCTTCAGACGCTTCTCGTCTTCAGTCAGGTGCGTGGGATGGAGCAGACCAGTGCGGTCCGTCTCATGCTTTTGCAGATAACCGGCGCATCCATTGAGGAACGCTGCCAGGGACTGCACCCCGTACCGCTTGTGGTTGTTCTCCACCTTGCCCAGCAGGGCGTTGCATCCCCGGTGCAGCACTGCCCGCACCACACCCGTCAGGTGATCGTGGTCCAGCACCGCTTGGCTCGGTGCACACGGCAGACTGCACAGATTGCAGCGGTTCCCCTGCGCCAGCAGCATCGCTGTCCTGGTCGGTGCCACTTCCGTGGTCTTCAGTTTTCTCATTGATCTGCCCTTCAGCGATTCGGATCAGGATCTCTTGCCGCGCGGCAGGCCAGTCAGCATGCGAGGTCAGCGGGTGCAGCGGGTGCCCGGGCTTGGTCACGTCGAACGGGTTGCTCTCCATGTCCGTGCGCATCCACAGCAGGATGCCCTGCTCCAGCATGTTCACGAGCCAGCGCTCGCCGTAGCAGGTACGGTACAGACCTTGCAGGTAGATGCAGGCACCCATGTCCGAGGACACCTTGTCCAGGCCCTTGACTGCGCTGCTCGCCTCGCCACAGCGGATCTCCTTGACCTTGCCCTTGTTCAGGCCGGACTTGTTGATGCTGCCATCCGTGTACCACGGCAGGCCCGGGATGTTGTCGGCCGCGTCCCCGTGCAGCATCTGCATCCAGAACCACTGCCGCCCGTACACGAGGTCGTGCGCCGTCAGCACCCAGCATGGAGGCACGTCCGTGAGGATGTGCGTCTTCCACTCCAGGTGCTTGCCCGGCACCATCCGCATGTCCTTGTCCTGCGTGAAGATCACACAGTCCGGGTGCATCTCGGCATACCGGCTGAACAGGTCGTCGGCCTCGGCGGTGTGCGTGAACTCGATCTCGATGTCCGGGGGCAAGTCTCCCTGCTCCAGCAACTCCCGGAGGAACTGCCAGTTCTTGGGACGGTGGTTCCCCGTACGATGCCCCTGGTAGGGCTTCACACGGGCCACAGCGTACCGATAGCCCTTGTGGCTACCTGCCCCCGTAACCAGGACTTTGATGCGCTCTGCGCCGCAGGAGCGGGCCGCGCTGCGCAGCTTGTCCAGCAGGTTGATCCGGGCCTGTCCCGGTGCGGTCTCGTCATTGCCTGCGCAGTAGTAGCACAGCCCGTCCCCGTCAGCGAGGAGGAGCCGACCGGGGACAATGCCCTCGGACTGCGTGTTCTGCGGGCTGGTCTCAGCCTGCTTGGCAATGGCCGCTGCGAGAGCGGCCGGGACCATCAGCCGCCGATCCCTGCGAGGGCGTCATCGGCAGCAGCGCCGGTCGGCGTGACGGCAGCAGCCACCGGGGTGTCACCCTCGGGGATGTCGGCCGTGCTGTCGTGGTCGTCCGGATCTTCACCGGGCTCCGGGATGTCCAGCGGCTGGCCGTTGTTGGCGAGCAGCAGGTACAGCGGGGACTCCTTGAAGTTCTTCGCCTGCTTGACCTTGTTCTGCCACACGTTCTTGGACTTCGCCGGGGCAGTGACCTTGCCGTCCTTGTCCTTGCGCTCCGGGTACTCCCCGTCGATGAACAGGCTGGCCCACTGTTCCATGTCCGGGTTGTTCCAGAACAGGACTTTGAGCGGGGCCTGCAGTGCGGGCACCGGCATCGGCACGGTTTCGGGCTCGCCGTCAGCGTTCATGATGTCCACACGGGCGGGGCCGATGGTGTAGCCCGAGGCGTCCCGCAGCTCGGCGGTGATGCGCTCCTTGCCATCCTTCTTGCTGGTCCACTTGTCGTGCACCACCGTGGCCTTGAAGCCCTCGCCGAGAAGCTGCGCCATGTGCTGCGCCTTGCCAGCGTGGTTCATGCGGGTGAACAGCTTGAAGTAGTGGGACTTCTCGTTCAGGCTGAAGGGCAGCACGACAGCGAAGATCGTGGGCTTGTCGTTGTTCTCGCCGGTGAGGTACTTCTTGCCCGCCGCCTCGAACAGCAGGGCCACCTCTTCCTTGACGGTGGGCTTGCCCTGGTAGGTGCCGGGTTGCTTGCCGAGTTCGATGTACCCGAAGAAGCGCAGGGCCACGGTGCCCTCGGGCGGCGGGGTGTAGTCACCACCACCGGTCTTGGCGACCGTCTGGTCCGCGCCCTCCTTGACGGCTTGGGCTGCGGCGGCTTGGATCTTGGAAAGGTCGAGAGACATGCGTGTCCTTTAGTTGAGGAACGAGGGTTGGTAATCTTTCATGTAGAGCTTGCGAAGCTCCACTCGCACAGGCTGTGCACGTTCACGAACGCCTTGGACGTTCACTTCTTCCATCATGTTGGGACCGTACTTTGTCTCGGTCGGAACCGGGACGGGGACAGTCCAACCGAACTGGTACTCCATGAAGTCGCTCGCGCTCTCCATGCAGGCATGCAACACAGCCGCTGCCTCGTCAGCCACGGAAGCGTGGGCATCGGAGTACAGTGCATCGTGCACTTGGTTGACCAGCAGCGCGAGGCCACCGAAGTTCTTGCGCTTGTAGAACGCACGGACCGCCAGCCACATCGCGGCCTTGGCCCACTCGCCACCCTCGCCCTGCACCTCGTAGTTCTTGATCTGCGTGGGCGAGAAGCTGGAGAACACCCCGCGCTTGATGAGGTACTCGGGGCTCGGCTCCTCGGTGTAGCTGTAGAGCTTGCCGTCAGGCGTACGCACACTGCTGCTGCCGAGGTTGCACATCACGCCACGGACCCAGGGGTGGGGAATAGTGGTGAAGGGCTTCCGGTTCCGCTTGATCTCTTCGGTACGCGCCTCGAAATACTTCTTGATCTCGGGGTATCGCTTGTCATCCGCCTCGCGCAGTTGCGCCACGAGGTTGATGTCCATGCCGGTGGTGTCGGCGATCTTCGCATCGCCCGCACCGTACGCAGCCTGGAAGCTGTAGACCTTGGAGTCCGTGCGCTTGTACTCCCACTCCTTGACGGGCTCGACTTCGCCCTTGCCCTTGCACAGCAGCAGGAGTTCTTCGTACGTCTTGCCCGCACCGGCCGGGCTGTTCGACAGGCGCAGGACGTGCATGTCCAGGCCAGCCTTCAGGTCCAGGATCAGTTGCTTGCACTTCGTGAGGATGGCCTGCACGTAGATTTCCAGCGCGGTGAAGTCCGACTGGATGATCTTGCCGTCCGGCCCGAAGCGGGACACGAACACGTACTTGACCTTGCTCTTGTTCCCCTTCGGGATGTTCTGCAAGTTCGGGTTGCTGGAAGAGAAGCGCCCCGTCACCGTGCTGGTGTGGTTGATGCTGTGGTGGATGATGCCGTGCTCATCGACCAGGGTCAGCATGCCCTTGGACTCCCCGCTCTCCTCGTCCGTGACGATGAAGTACGTGCCGAGATCCTTCGTGGCTGCGGCCAGTTCGGACAGCGCCTTGAGGAACGGGATGTTCCGGTTGCCGAGTTCCTCGATCACCTCGCTGGATGTGGACCACACACCCTCGGTCTCGCCTGCCCACTGAGGCTTGGGGTCCGTGATGCGGGGGAAGGTGTACGGCACCGTGACCATGCGCCCCTTGGGCTTGTCAAGGTTGTCCACCTTGACCTTCTTGGTCTTGGCCTCCCCGGCGTTCTTGCCGCTGGCGTACCGCACCACACCGTCCGGGTCGAACTCCCCGTCCACCTTGGGCCGGGTCGTCCCGTCCTGCATGACGAAGTGAACCTCGTCCATCTGTGCGTAGACTCGACGAGGCGCGAGGTCGAAGGGCTGTTTGTCCCACGCGGCCTTCAACATGGTGGTGCCATCGGCAAGGTCGTACTCGTAAGCCTCGTACCCCACCGTGCCGCCGAAGATCAGCGCGGACTTCTGTCGCGTGCTGTTCCAGTTGAACTTGAACGGCAGATCGAGCGGCAGGTACATCTGCAACGCGGCGTGCAGCCGGTCCACCTCGGCCTTCAACTCGGCCGCGAGCTTGAGCCCGAGCGCCTTGTCCACGTACATCCCGTTGCGCTCCATCTCGATGGTGCACAGCAGGCTCCCCATGTTGAGGAGGATGGAGTTCAGTTGACCGCAGTCCCGGGCTCGCTTGATCTGAGCGAAGGCGATCTTCTCGGTGTTCTCCACGTCCCCGAGTTGCTCGACCCCGTGTTCGTCCTTGCCGCCGCACAGGTAGCGGGACAGCAGGGCGGGCTCGATGTCCTCGGTCATCACACCCGCAGCCCACAGGGCCTTGACCTCGTCCACCTTGATGTTCCCGCCGTAGCGCGGGGCCACCTCGTCGAGCGACAGCATCTGGTGCCGGGGCCCCATGCCACACAGCAGGTACTCTGCCAACTGGCAGTCCCACACCATGCCGCCCTCGGCCACGTACTCCATCCAGGCGTCCAGGTTCTCGGGGTCTTGTAGCGCATGCAGCAAGTCGAACTTGATGTTGAACCCGGCGATGACCTTGGCCCCCACGAGCACAGGCTTAAGCCAGCCGCCACCAGGGCGCTGCTTGCCGAAGCGATGCTCGATGACCTTGCCGTCCTTCTTGAAGCCGTGCGTGACCACCCAGTTCACCGGAGTGAACGGGCTGGCCTTGCGCTTCATGTGCTGGTGGACGGTGGTTTCGATGTCCCACGGTACGAGGCTCATCGTGAACCGTCCCGCTTCGTGTTCGCCATCTCTGCGTTATCCCCGTCACGCACCACACGGTACACCACCACACGGTCTCCCTTGTCCATCAACTTGAGGGCGTGACACACCTCGTTCGCCAGCTTGGCTCGGTCGTACCATCCCTTGTCCACGGTGAGGATCAGGTTGATGTCCTTGAACGTACTGGACCGCAGTGCGCACCATTGTCCAGTCTGGTCGTCGTACTCGTTGGCGAGTGTGTACCAGTAGGGACCGTCAAGAAGGAACCGTGCGGCCAGCGCGTCGTACCCGAGGTCGGGGTCGGGGGTCTGCTCGATGTAGACGAGGAAGTCCACGTCCTTCGGCTCGGGGTGGTAGATCGCCGATCCGACAAGGCAGAACTCCTTGACAGCGGCGCACTTGCTCAGGTACTCCGTGCCTTGTAGCACATTCTCCAGTACGTTCACAACAGGTTCTCCCTTTCGAGCAGCACAGTCAGGGCCGCTTGCTCATGGCCTGGGTTGCAACTGACGACACGCCACGTCCTGCCCACTTGCAGGATGCACAGGCTTCGCGCGCCGTTGCTGGTTGGTGAGTGCGTGAAAGTCCATGCGGGCATCACGTCCCCTTGTTGGTTCGTTGGCTGATGCAGGCGGCGCGAAAGTACGTGACGAGGCGATTGTCAGTCAGGCCGTTCTTCACTTCTTGCGCGGCAGCGTGGCACTCCTGTGGGGTGTCGAACGTGCCGACGACCACGGGCGGCGGTGTCTGTGCGTTGTACGAGAACACCAGGATGATGAGGATGAACTTCACGTCTTCAACTCCTGCACCAGTTCATCGACCGAGGTCACCACCTTGGTGGCGAAGTTGTACATCACGTCGAAGCGTTCGGGCTCACCGTCCATCAGGATGTACGTGCGCTTGCCCTTGCCTGCACAGTACCCGAGTTCCAGGTGACCGCTCTTGCCAGCGGGCATCACCATCACCACGGTGTCCGCCGCATCCAGGTGACGCTTGTCGAACTGGTACACGTTCTGTGCGGCGTGCCCGGCCAGGGCCTCGACGAAGGTGTGCCCCTTCAGCTTCTCGTGCTTCTGCCAGTAGTCGTCGGCCTCGGGACCAGCGCTGTACCAGTCGTCGAACACGGTGTGACCGTGGTTGCGGAGCGTCTTCGCCACCAGCGGCACGGCCTCGTTGCGCAGGGAGCCGATGATGTACACGTTCCGCACAGCGGCGGGGTTCTCGGGTGCGGTGAAGAACGGGGCCAGCTTGTAGATTTCCTGGTAGCAGTCAGTATCCGCTTCGGGGGACACACAGCCATTAGGTGACTCGAAGGCACATCCGGTACAGCCGTTCTCCTCCGGGTGCTTATTGTACCCCATCCCATTGATGAAGATGATCCGTTGCGTCATGCGGTGATCTCCACGAAGCGACCACGGTCCCCGTCGAACAGGACTTCGGTCATAGGTGACTGGCCCTTACCGGTCCGCACCTTCTTGTTCTTGGTACACCCGATGTACCGGGACTTGATGAGCATCGGGTCGTTGACCGTGCCCAGCGTGATGATGACATCGGCAGCACCCTGCTTGCCGGTCTTGCTGTCCTTCAGCATCGGCAGCGTGGGGAACTGCAGGCCGTCACCGTCCGCGCTGATCTGGCTGGTCGCCATCGTGGCGCAGTCGTACTTCACACCCAGCACACGAGCCCACTGGTACTGTGCTTCGAGAAGCTGGTCAGTACGCTGCCCGTTGTTGCTCGCCATGCCCACGAAGTTGATGTTGTCGATCATGTCGAACAGCACCAGCGCCGGGCGGCGGGACTTGATGAGGTCTTCCACCTGCACGTTGGTCCAGCCGTGGATGTCGTAGATGCGCAGCGCACCACCACGCCCGCCGAGGGCGGCGCGGTACTGGTCACGCAGCACACCCTTTGCGCTCTGCTCGATGAGTTGCTCGGTCGTGTAGTTCAGCGCAGCTTGGAACGTGCGGGTCACGATGCGACGGCCCGGCCCCTCGTTGTTGAGCCACATGATCTCGCGGCCCTCGTTCGGCCAGATGGTGTCCAGTTGCGCAGCCATGTGCGTCAACTCGCTGGCGCACCACGTGGTCTTGCCCTTGTCAGGGCGTGCTGCCACCACGATGAAGTCCCCGGGCACCACGGGCTTGATGAACTCCCGGAGGCAGGCCAGCCGCCATGCCATGCCGGTCTCGTTCTGCTCGGCCAGCAACAGGTCTTCGATGCGGTCCAGCACCTGCGGGTTCTTCACCTTGCGCTGGACGATGGCGTTGTAGTTGTCCTGGATGGCACCGATCCCTTGGATCAGGTCGATCTCGCCACCCTGGTTGAACTTCTCGATGACATCCAGCATGCGGGTGCTGGCGTCCACTTGGTACAGCCGGGCAAGCAGCCCGTCGAGCAGGCCCTCGTCCTCCTCCTCCTTGAACGCGAGGCGCAGGAGTTGCTGGTACACAGCCACTTCATCCTCCGCGAGCTTCGGGTGGATGGAGTGGAAGAAGATGGTGAACCCCTCGGCAGGGCACTCCTGCACATCGGGGAACTCGCGGAAGAACCGGCCCATGTCGTCGAGGACGATCTTGGTGCGAACGTCCATGCCACGTTGAGGCACCGCACCAGCGATGCGCTCGTAGTGCTTGCGCTTGCGCAGCAGGCGCAGCGTTGTGAGGTCGAGGCTCATGGCCCTCCTAGTTGACGAGCCAGCCGAGGTGTTCCCACCACACGCTGGCGAAGTAGCCGATGATGGCGACCACCGTAACAGCGGCGGTCACCGCGAGTTCCATTGCCGTGTGGTCGCGCTCGTTCATCCTCGCAGCCCCCGGATGAAGTCCACCGCACAGATCACGACGATGGCGAGCAGCGGGCTGGCACAGACCAACGCCGTGAGGATGGCGCCGATCATGTCAGCCGGACCTCGTACGAGAGTTTGACTTTCTTGACGAGTTCTTCCGTGACCGAGGCAACGCACCGGTTCACGGCGACTCTGATCGCATCACCTGGGCTCGTGCCACGGCCAACGCAGGAATAAACCACACCGTTGACCTCGATCTTGGCCTCTGCACTGAACGCATCGTGAGGGAAGTACGGGACTCTTTCACTCGCGGGCGTGTCGTACGCCTTGAGACTGAGAATTTTCATGGTGTCCTTGGGTTGTTCACGAGGGGTTCCAGCGTGAAGTGCAGCCTCGCTGTCCAACCAACGCTGGAGCCAGCCCATTACTTCACCAACCGGTAGAAGTGCTTCTTGCCTTCCTGGCGGCGCTGGATGTTGAAGCCACCGAAGTGCGGCTTGCGCAGGTCACGGATGCGGGCCGTGATGGTGGCGGTGGTGACGCCACTCCGCTCGCCCCACACCTTGAGGTAGTAGGCGATGTCCTGCACGCTGTGCTCGGCACCGTCCACCAGCTTCTCGAACACCAGCTTCACGTCACCCTTGAGGGTGCGGACCTTGACGGCAGCGGCCGGTTCGACATGCAGCACGAATCGCTCGGGTTTCCATGACATGCCGCACTCCTTGACGTAGATGTCGCCGCATCCGTCATTGCGGTCCCGGTCGAACGTCACGATCTGATCGATGGTGAAATTGGAGTAGCTGCTGTCAACCACACGCAGCTTGTCACCGGATTTGAAGTTGCTCATTAAGAATCTCCTTGATGTCGCTGCAACTGTGCAGCTTGGGATCACGAAGGGACACGATGTCCCGGACCTGCAAGCCGTAGGCCCGCAGTTGCTTTACGATCTTGGCCGCACCCCTGCGCCCTGCGCCATCGGGATCGAGCCAAACGTTCACAGGTGCCCCGCGCTTCATAAGCTCGGCCACCATGTGGTCGGACACACTGGTGCCCAGCACGGCCCAGCCTTCGCCGACCATGCCAATCTTCATCGCCGAGAGGATGTCTTCCGTTAGCGTCGGAACCCCGCCTCGTCCCCATACCGGTAAGAGATTCCGTGGCCTCGGGGTGGGTCCCAGGTACTTCGGGAAGCGTCCAGGCTGAGTTGCCCTTGCTTGGAAGAAAACGGCTTCAGCCCCTCGATATACCGGGAGCACAACGCGATCACTGGGTGGGTGATAGTAGATCCCCAAACGACCGATGTCGTACCGCGATAGCCCGGCTTTGTAAAGCCATACCGCAGTGCCGTCAGGCCATTCAGATACCTCGCGCACTTGAGGCATCGGCAGTGCACCGGACCAAGCTCCCTCAACAGTGCCGTCGCCATGTCGCAGTCGAGCGATCCGGGCCAAGCGCTCCTCGATTGACTCGGCGGGGGGCGGAGCAAAACCTGCTCCCTCACCCGGGGAGCATCGGAAGCACCAAGCATGATAGCCCTTCTCGTCACGGGAAATGGTTAAGGTGCGGCCCTCACCACAGAAGTGAGAGACGCGCTTTTTCTGCCCCAGCTTGAGGGCGCTGGCCTGGGGCCACCACGTCCCCTTGTCGAGCACTCAGCGCTTGCGGGCCCCGGAGACGATGAGCGCCATCACCAGGAAGACGACGGCGACCGGGCCCCACAGCGGGGCCAGCACAGCCCACCAGGGCCACGAGATGACAGCGGTGAGCTTGAACGCGATGAACAGGATACCCAGGGCGGGCCAGAAGAACTTCATGGTTGTGCGCCTTCTTCGTTGGTCGGCCAGTTGCCGGACTTGATGAGCATCTGCTGCACCAGGGTGCTCGGTGCTGCCACGAACTTGGCCTGCACCTGCATGATGTTCTTCATGCGACGGCCGATGCGCATGCCAGCGGCCACGTTGAGGTCAGCGGCCTTGCCGCGCCACGCTTTCTGCTTGCCCATCAGGCCAGCACCACCGTGGCCGTGGTCTTGTCACCGATCAGCACGATCTTGACGCCGTACTCGGCGGCGAGGGGCTGGAGTTCCTTGCGGAAGGTGGCGAAGAATTCCGGTGCCTGCGAATGCTGGGGAAGGGTATCCTTCAGGACCAGCGATCGAGCCGCCGTGGTCAGGCTGGCCGTGGCGAGGGCGAGTTGGTGATCGCGGTTGAAGCGGTCACGGAGGGCCGTGATGCGCTCTTGCTCGGCGAGGTGGGATTGGGCAGCGGCGAGAGCGATCTCGGCGTTCTTGACGATCTGTTGGGCGCGTTCGGTGTTGGACATGGTGGGTTCCTTGGGGATGTTCTGGTTGTCGGCGCGGTGGCGCCCGGTAACGGTGCTGGTCGAGCCGTAATGGGCGAAGAATTCTCCCGGCGTGGCAACAAGGCGTGTGGCAGAGCGGTTGAATTCGAGCCACTGGCCGCGACTCAAGCCGATCTTTTCGGCAGCGGCTCGTGACATGCCTGGGGAGTCATGACGCAAGCCTGCGGTACAGCTGCCCAGCTTGAGCTTGCGGATGAAGTATTCGGCGGAGACGTTCGGACTCATTGCAGCACCTCGTAGTTCACGCCGAGTTCATCGGCAAGGTCGAGAAGTTCCTGGTCATGTGCGATCCCCATGCGGATGTGTGCATGCTCGTACATGGCCTGGAGTTGAGGGCATCCCCACTTCGGGTCACCCAGCTTGTCGATCTCCTCTTCGAGTTCCAACTCGGCAAGGTGCATCTCCTCGTTGCGGGCGGCGACAGCCTTGTGAGCAACGAATGGATAGATCACGGGCAGGAAAGCCCGCCGAGGCTTGAGGGCCAGAGCGAGGCGGCGAAGGGCAGCGGCGTACATCTGACCCTCCTCGGCTTACTCGGCCGCTTCGGGTTCGGCGACCGGGGCGGCTTCGACCGGCGAGGCCGGGCTCGACACCACCTTGGTGATGGCGGCGAAGTACACCGTCACGACCTGGGCCTCGAAGCCTTCG